ACCGCAATAACCATGACTGTCATCTGAAATACAAAAACATGTATCCAATCCATTAAAGTTTTTTTAGACTTACCAAAAAACCCTTCCCATGATTTTGTAAACGCATTATACATAGTCTTAAATGAATTGATTAACATTTCAACCCATCCCTTAACCATGCGAAATACATTTACTAAAATTGATCCCCATCGAACAAACATTGCTCTATGGTCTCTAGTCCAATCTAATATTTTCTGTAAATATGGCATTAATTCTTGTCTAAGTGGCCACAAAAAGTTGCGCATCATAATGTCACCAGCAATACTAAAAGTCTGTCCAACTTCTGGAAGTCTAGATAATATTGCATGTAATCCAAAATAAGCGGCAGCAAGACCAGCGACACGTTTTGTAAGACCATTTACCATATCCATTGCGCCGCCATTATAGTTTTTTTCTACTTTAGCTTGTTTGTCAACGGCATCTTTTCTAGATGAAAATGAATTAGAAAAAAATTGTCCAGCTTTTCCAAAAGCTTCTTTTGCTTTTTGAGGAATAAGAGTAATTTGACTAAACATTTTATTGATAGAGTTGTCAAAACTTTTTGTATCAAATGTTAATTCAAAATCACTCATTGTTTTGCTCCTTTGGCTGCAATTTAGGAATAGTCTTTATGATCTCCATGTACTCATCGTATTCCATGTGTTTGAGATCATTGTATCCTATTCCTCCGTATGTTGTTTGTGCTGCGGCCAATGCCTCTGGTACTAATAGATCGTATCCAAAATCAATATTTTCTATTGATTTAAATAACCATTCTACGCTATCGCTCTCCGCTCCGGTTATATAGAGTGGAGATCGTACTCGAAAAAACCAGACGTGTTCACTAGTGCCATCCATTCTTTTCCACACGCAGGACAAACTTTTTTTATTCTTCTACTCATACCGTATTTATCAACTTTTTCTTTAATTCCCCAAAGATCGTTTTTAACATCTGGAATTATTTCAAAAAGTTTCATGCCAAACATGTTTTTAAATTTATTGTCCGCGACCTGTTCGTTAACGTGAGTCAACGCTTCGAGATATACCGCAAATTGAAATCGCATGTCGTCATTTTTGCCTTGTTTTTGAGAAGCCTTAATGCAATCGTCCATAGTCGGAAATCTCATAGTAATAGAATAAATTTCTTGTATAATTTCATCAGTTGATAAATTTTTTATTTCAAACGGTTCTTTAAATTCATGGAATATTTTGTTTTCTTCACCTTCATAATTTGTAACAACTAAATCAGAAATGTGGTCTCGATTATCGTAAAGCAATTCTCCAGACTGAATATCTGATTTTTTTTCAAATACTGTTGTATGCTTGCAACGAGGACACGAATATATTCCTTCGATTCCATCGTCATCGTCAAGTGACGTCATTATTTTAATGTTACAATATTCAGAAGTTTTATATGGCAAGTGTCTTACAAGCGACGATATTGCAATCTTGTCTTTGATGTCATCTATTCTTACAATACATCCTTGTAAAAATTTAATAATAGCGGAAAAACTGTCCCCTGTCTGCGCAACCTTTTGAGTGTCCGCAAGTACTCCAGGGGTAGGTTTTTTAAATTCTATTTCTTTGTATACTGAATCGTCTTTAAAAATTGGTATTGGTAATTTTACTATCATTTTTCCATGCTTCCATTTTTATATTTTTTATACTATAGGAATAATCTCCCATGGGATTATAGTCACTGAAATTTTAGCATACGATACATTAGCCATATCAACCGCTGGCTGAGTGTATTTTGCTAGCTCACAGCTAGGAAGTACGATCCGCTCAAACTCTGCACCACTAGCGTCACAACGAATTTTAGTAAGATCATGTACTTCGTCGTTGAAATACCAGTCACGTAATTTTTTATACGTATTTGATCCGCGAGTAATTTTAAACTCACACTCAATGGCGGGTATTTTAGATACACCGCTTTGAATTTTACGAATCAGTTTAAATTCAGGAACTTCTATTTGACCTTTTTCAAGAGCTATTTCTCCAAAATTAACAAGGCCTTGAAGCTCCTCGCCATCTATCATTAATAAAACCTTTTCGGCCATATCAAAACTTTGCACGGTAATACCTCCTTAATTTCTTAACATTAGGCCAACACGAATACGGATACTACCGGCTGGTGCTGGGTATGTAAAATATACGTCAATATTTCTTTCGCCTGCGTTAATATTAGCTTGTGGATTATTAACTGCATCAGCAATAACTTCAACATGATCTTCAAATTTTGTTTGAGTCCCATCTGTATTCTGAGCAATTCCAAAAGTTTCCCCTAGCGGAACCGTTCCTGTTGATCCATTTGACCAAAGTCTTTGCAAGAAAATATACATTGCCATTTTATCTTCTTGTATGCGGTTAAAAGTGTTCGGCATGTTTTCGCTGCTTTGTAAAGAGTCAACACCGGAAACTTTAATATAGTTACGCATTAACAAGCCATTAGCAAATTGATATTCCTGTGTAATGCTAGGGGTAAAAAAGTTTCTTGTAATATATCCCGAGCCTTGAATGTATTGAATACAATTAACGCCATAACTTGCAATGTCTGTCCTGTCGGTGTCGCTTGTGAATTGCGTTCCTACAAGTCCCACAATCCCGCGCAAAGGATTATTTTTAATAGCCGGAATATAATGTATGCCATTTGTTCCAATGCTTCTAATCCATAATCCCATTATTGCCGCAACATTAGGCACTTCTCTTGGCGGCGCGATAACGCTAGTAGCGAATGGGTCGGTAATTTGTAGCCAATGCGCAACAATAACGCCCATAACTGCGTCTGACCGCTGATATATCCCGCCAAGTGTTTGGAGTTGAGACTTGCTTTGATTTGACGAAATATTGTAAATCCAAAATGGCGTATCGCTTGTGCGTCCGCCACAATACGTTTCTCCAGCTTGATTAAGTGTTTGTAGTGTTGTTTCGCAGTTGCACAAAAATCTTATGGGTAAACTGTCAAACGCCGTAAAATTAAGATACGACCAATGTGCGAGAGTTGATGCTGCCGTACCATCTGCACCAGACGCAAGATACGTTATTGTAGTAACGTCAGCGGGATATTGATCTGCCAAAGTATGAGTGTGAGTTTGACTTATTATTTTTACAAACTTGTGTTCTTTAAAAACATTATCAATATAAAAGTCGGTAACTTCTGGCGATAATGTGCAATATGTTTTTCCAATGTCTGTTTCAATTTCTCTTACAATTCCATTTATTGACTTTTCGTAAATCTGTATTTTTACACCAAGGACGGTAACAACATCATTGTCCGCTAAATTTGAAGTTGCATGTATTGCGCCAGCAAATTCAACTTTGCTTAAAGATTCATTTACTACAGTTATTTTTTTATACACAGTCGCTGGAGCAACACCAGTCAGTAAAAACTTAACTAAATCTCCCACTTTAATTCCAGACACACTATCAAGCAATGCAAAAGTATCGGAAGCTGTTCCCGATCCATTAGCTGCGGTTGTAAATCTTGCACCATTAGTTATCTTATACCCGACTCTGTTTCCATGTACACCATATTCGTCTTGATTTTTATATGCTGCTGAAATTTTAAAAGTTGGTTCCGCAGGAGTTACATACGTATCATTAATTGTTGCGCTTGCAACAACTGCGTCAATAGCCGATCCGGTGTTTCCCACATGTGATTTTACATATAAACTTGCATCAGTTCCAACTGCATTTTGAAAAAACAAATTAACGGAATCATAACCATAAAAACTAGATGAAATGTTTCCGCCAAATATTTCTTGAAATTCTGTCACATTGTGAACATTGTATGCAATTGCATATTTACGTTCAAACTGGCCGATAAGTCCGCCTATCAAAAAATCACTTGCGACAACAGTTCTTGATTTTTTAGTAGGAAGATTATCTCCTTGTACTCCTAGTGTCCGCAATTTAGTAGGCATTTTAATTACTCCTTAAATTTCTTTTATTGAAAAATACTCTTCTTGTTGCTTAAAGTCAGAGTGATTTATTTCCGATTGAGTAAGTGTTTCACGTCCATATGGCTCAAAGCGAATCCATCGACGACCAATTTTAAATTCTTTTGTAAAGTTTTTGTTTAACATTACTAAATAAGTTTTTTCTTTTAGCTTGTCTTCGCGATCAAGCGATTGATTGAATTTATCTACTTTTAATTCTCCTTCAAATTTTGACATACTATCTCCTTTATGATATGTATAAATTTAAATAATCCGTTATTGCTGCATAAGCAGTTGCACGCGTGTACATTTCTTCTTTAACCTCTACGCTAAATGTGTACTGAATTTTAGGGATATACATCGATGCGTCGCTAACATCGGGCTCAACCGGTGCGCCTTCGTTAGATATACCTAATTTCATCCCATTGCACCACAATGTTTCTTTAGCAATCCATTTGCGGACAATCATTGACAGAAATGCCAGCATCTGGTCGTGTCTGGCTTCGCAATCTACGAGAAATGTATATTTTTGTATTCTTCCTTCTCGACGGATCATTGCGGTTGTATCTGATTTAAAAGTATCGAATACGTTCTCTAGTGCCGACCCTCTGTACTCTGGTTCTGGCGCCATATTCCAAATCTTTATTCCAGGAAATACGGCTTCGGTAGCATCGGGATTAAACTCTACCGGTGTTATTAAATACAGATTGGCTCCTGTATATGAATATAGCAATGTGGCGCCATCATACATGGATGTAAATTTAAATATAGTCTCGTCAGTGCTTAAAATCTGATGAGTCTCTTCGTGCGTTCCGTCTTTGATTTTTATCACAGCATATCGTTCTAAATAATTAGGAGTGCCGGTTAATAGTGATATGCTTGACGCTCCCGCCGCTGCTGTCACGGTTCCTGTTAAAAATCCATTTGTGTAAACATTGTACAGTTCTGATTCAAGTGCGGCCTTAGTCTCTACATACAAATCATAGGGCATTTCTTCAAGAACTCCGCACATATACGACATGACAAGATAATCCTCGTCGTTATGGAGTGCAGTTATTTTAATCTTAGTAATCGGAGCACCGGTTATCCCTATTTGTACTGATTTCAATGACTCTTTTGATGTCTCAAAATAATAATCGCTAGTCCCACCAAAGTTTATTTTATAATAATAATCAGAAGCATGACCGTAACTGTCGCGGCTTTTGTTTCTGCTCCAAGTCGAAAAAACAATTTCATCGTATCCGGTTAAATCTATCGTAACAGATTTCTCTATGCATTTGTTTAAATTGCCTGCTGGGAATTTAAAAACAACTGACTTTGTTTGATTCGCTGCAATCAAGCTTTTGTGCTCATTCAACATGTATGCAGATATGGTGCTCCCTGTTTGCGGAGTCCATCCTGCAGTGGCTATGAATTTATCTATTTCAATCTTCATATTTTTTTATGTCTGGAATGGATCGAATTATTCTAGTAAATCCGTCTATTTGTTTATTCCGTACAAAGTTTTTAAGTGCCAATCTTATTTCTCTATATTCTGATTCTCTAAGTCTTAATACTTTGTTTGTAAATATTATTTGCGTCTTTTTAAAAGCTGGCCTCGGAGGTATAACCGTAGCCGTATTGCCTCGTACAATAGTACACCCCAGCTCATGTATAGCAAATAAATAATCCAGCGGTTTATTCGCGCTATGATGCATCGCTTTTGAAACATAAACATTGTATCCCTGCTTTAATTTCCGTATTCTAAGGGCATTTATATATGTTCGTTTATCAATGTCCAGACCTTCGCCGTACAGCGGAGTATCTGGATATTGCATTCCTTGCCGCTGTTTAGATGTCACTGTGCTTTGAGATAGTTTTTGCAACCCAAATTGTTTATTTTTAATTCCATCCTGAAATATTTTAATAAAAAATATGGCTTCTCTTTTGAGCATAGATTCAGTAGTAAATTTAACATGCTTTTTGGATTCTTTTAATCTATTAAGCTTATCCGTAAATGATGTACTTGTTTTAAATCCTATCATAATAGATTTAACCCAAAATTTACATATAAGAATACATTAGCGTATTGATTCACGTTTGATTTTTCTTTTATCAAATATTTGTTGTCTCTCAATAAAATTGTATCTCTTATCATATCTATATTTTCAAATGTTTTTGAAATATCAGTTAATGACTTTGTGGCTATTGTAATTATACATTGAGTCTCTTCTCGTAGTCCTGCTTTTTCTATTTGCTGACGCGAGGGAGTAAATATAATAGGGTATGCCTTCATTGCGTATCTTAGCGTGCTTGTTGTTGCACGATATTTAATTGAGCTATATTTATCCCTCGTTACGTTAGCTTCTTCGCGATCGTACATTATAATATCTTCACCGTATTGTTCAATAATTTCCCATGCATCTTGCAATGCAAGTAAAGTTTCGTGTTGTACACAAAGTCCGATTGTCATCCGTTTACAATCCCCGTGCTATATGCACGTAAAATAAAATGGGCTTGTCGTGATAGATCATTTCTAATGTCCTGAAATTTCCCACGATC